ACAAATACTTTTAATAAAAAAAAGCCCAACTTTTTAGGGTCGGGCTTCTTTATTACTGCGGCTTAGTAAGAACCGTAGATACCTAGTGGATCTGATACACCGAAGCTGTAACGTTCACGTGATTTATAACGTACATTACCTGTATCAAAGTCACCATCCATGCTGTTTTGCAATGGTGTACGAACGAAGTGTTTCAAGCCGTTTGGTACATCAGTTGTCAAGAACCATGCGTTAGTAGCTGTCAAGAAGTGGTTAATTGTATAACCTTCTGGTACAGCGCCATTGTTCTTAATAGCATTGATATCGTTGTTGTTTGTACCAACACGCAATTCAGTTTCAAGCAAACGAGTTGCTACGAATTGAAGAGCTGGTGGCACAACCAATTTCTTAGGACGAGCAGCGATCAAAAGACCACGTTCATCAGTCCAACCTGCGATTTGAATAACAGCATTTTCCAATGATGTTTCGTTCAAGTCAGCTGGAGTTGATGGTGTATTAGCATTAGTACCGCCATTAACTAGTGGGTGAGCTGTAGAGAACAAAGGTTGACCGTCACCATAAGTGTAAGCACCGTTGAAGCCGTTGTTAAGAACAGCTGCTGCTTTAACTTGTTTAGTGTAAGCCATAGCACGAGCCAAACCTTTTGTGTAACGTGCTGACAATGAGTCATACAAGTTATCTTCAATCGCTTCTTCAGTCAAGCTGAAACCTAAAGCGATAGTTTCATGGTTGTATCGGGCTGTCCAAGCTTCTTGAGCATTGTCATAAGCGATGGCTGAGCCTTCGTTTTTAACAGGTGCTGCTGAGAAGCCTGATAGCTTTGTTTCTTCTTCAAAGCTACGTTCTGAGGTTTCAGTTTCGTAGATTTCACGGTGTTCTTCACCGTAACGGGCATATTCCAAACCAAACAAAGCGTTAAGGCCTGGTAATAGCTCTTTCAATAATTGTGCACGAGAGATAGCCATATTAAATTACTCCTTAAGCTGCGTAGTAGTTATGGATACCGAAGTTAATTTTTACAAGAACTTCTGGGTATGATGTGAATACAACGGTTGATCCAGTAGGAATGCTTACGTTCTTATCAGTAGTGATAGAAGTAGTACCTGTTGAATAACCACCTGAGTTAGCTACGAAAGCGCCAGTTTGAACTAATTGACCGTTCAACAAGTATGCAACGTCAGCACCTTGAGGAATAGCAGCAGGAAGACCTGTGCCTGTCAATGTGATAGTTGTACCTGGAGTGCTTGCGTTACCGCCAGTTGCAGAAACAGCAGTTGCTGTATCAGGAACTAGAGCCAATACACGGAATGGAAGACCTGTTGATGGTGTTGCTGTAGGAGCAACTAAACCGTTCAATGAGTCACCGTTCAATGTGTTACCAGCTTGGTATGAACCAGCTAAGTTAAGACCAACGATAGCTTGTGAAGCTGAAGCTAAAACTGAACCACCGTTAGCAGTTACCATTGCAGCTTTAAATACTGTATCTGGATCTTCAACAATGAATGCTTGAATATCACCAGCAGCTGTATTAGCTGGGTAGTATTGGCTGAATGTTTTTTGTTTTGTTACTGGGTTAGTGAATGAGCAACCAGCAAATACACCGATGGTTTGTTTACCAGATGTAGATGAAGTTACTTGTGCTAATGTTACTAAGCCGTTCGTTACAGTTACAAAGTCACCAAAGAAGATATTGGTATTGTAGTTGTTTTGGATGGTGTATTGACGTGTACCACCAGCAAACACTTGACTACCAATAAGGTTCAGTGCTTTAAAACCATAAGGTGCGGAAATGACTGGATAAGCCATATTGTACTCCTAAGTTAAAAAAGTTTATTTATTGCCAAATGTGACCGTTGATTTCTTCTCAGAGAAAAGAGGCATACGGGCATCGTTCTGACGCATGAAGCTATTATCAACTGCTTCGGCCTGTTGAGCTGTTTGGTTATTTTCATACTCCATACGTTGCTGTACCAACTCTTCAGGGGCCTTACATAACAATAAGCCACCAATCTCAATACTGCCTTCAAAACGGCTGGTTGGATCGGTTAATAGTTTAAATTTAGGTTGTTCCTCAATCGTCACAGGTTCCCAGCCTTCTCTCAATTTAGATGAGACATTGCGTGGGTCCGCATTGTTAAGCATTGAAGTTCTAATCCAACGATAAGCAAATCCAGCTTGTTTGTCTGGTTCTGGTAACAACTCAGGTGGTCGCCATGTTTTTGGACGCTCTGATTGTTGACGATTGCTTACTTCACGGGGAATTCTTGTATCAGCCATTTTGTGACTCCTGTACTTTCGTTAATTCCATAGCGTATTGCTCTGGGGTTAATTTGAATTTCTTAGCCAAAGCTAATTGTGTCTGCGTCAGTTTGATCTTTTTGGAGGATGTGGACCGAGTAGCAGGCGCTACTACCGTGTTGGACTTCCTAGGGGCAGAGTCTTTGGTCTCTGCTTGTGGTTCACCAGCAAATTTGTCTGGGAATCTTTTTCGCACTTCGGTATCAATAACGCTCCAGTAATAGTCAGAGCCAGCTGGGACTCCTTCTTTTTCTAGGCGTCTATGAATGCCCATAGCGAGAAAACTCATATCCTCATCTGTGCCATACCAGCTATTTTTATCTAGCCATGCTTGGGTTTTTGAGTCCAAGCGTTGAGGTTGTGCTTGAGGTTGTTGTATTTGTACACTATTTTCCCATTCTTGTAAAGCATTTTCATCAAATTGAGGTTTATATTGTTCAATTTGTTGTGCTTTCATCTGTGCACGGGTCAATTTTTCTTGTGCAGCAACCAGCAATTCTGAATCACCAGAGTCATAAGCCTCTTTATATTCACGTTTAGCCATGTCAACTTCACGGGCTACGCTATCTTTTGCTGTTGTTACGTATACTTTTTCACCTTCAGTTAGTCTACCTTGCAGTTGCTTAGTGCGTTCTAACAAAGATTGGGCTACACGTACTGCTTCTTCTTGCTCACGGAACGCTTGTTCTTTAGCTCTACGTTCATCGTTGATTAATTTTTTCATTTGCAAGAGACGTTGTTTAGCCTCTTTAGAATAAGATTCTAGATCATCTTCATCAATGTCCTTAACAATCTCTTCTGGTAAAGGTTGAGCATGTTTACGATCTTCCTCAGGAGTATCGTCCTCAATTTCAATCTCAATCTTATCTTCAATTAATTCGTCTTCGTTATCCATTTCATCTGGAAACTTGTAGTTGTCAGCCATGATTTACTCCTATGCTCTACTAATACCACGTGGATCTTGCACAATACCTTCCACGGAGTCATCGTTAATAATACGGAATTCACGGCCATGTATCTTGAGTCGTGTGCCAGTGTTTGGTCTAGCTAGAATAAAGTCACCTGGCTTGCACCAAGGACCATTAGGGAAGCGAGCTTTATCTTGATAACAATCAGGACCAAGCTTAACTACAAAAAATACTGTAGATAAAAGTTCTTCAGTCTTAACTGCCATATCTGGTTTGATAATCCCAGACTCATATTCCTTTTCTACTTCTGGAATAGCACAAAGAATACGATATCCTGAGGGTTCAGGTAATTGGCTTGCTTTATCCTCATCGCTTTGTAGAGTCGGTTCGGCAATCTGTTCTATCGGTTTTATTTCAAATACTTCACCAGGGTTTGATCCTGGCAGTATGATTTCACTCATCAGAGTTCTCCATATAGTTTTTAAGGTCTTCTACATATCTACGAGTGGAAAGGAGACCTGATATCTTCCCACAAGTGTTTTGGTATTCAGCATAGTCTTTGGCCATGCCTCTACCTAAATGATCCTGCAGGCTTGCTACAGTCTCATCTATTTCTTTTAGAATCGCTTCTAATTGGTTCATTTATTTTCCTTTTTTGAAGGTTGGTTGTTTGTTTGCTCACGTTGCATATCCATTTGGGTGATATGTTTCGCAGCATCTATTGCTACTCTTGCTTTCTCTGCTTGACGTTGTTGGTTGAGTTGCGCTTTAGCTTTGCCAGTTTCAGCACCAATTCTCATCCCTTCAATACGTTGTTTTGCTTCCAAGTTGTTTTTGTCAGCTTGGACTTTGGCACCTACTTGCATGCCAGCGATTTCTTTCTGTGCTGCAATACGTTGTTTTTCAACTTCAATTTGGTCAGCCTTAGCTGCCGCCTCAATCTGCATCTTCTTCATCTTAATATCAATCTCTTGCGCTTTAAGTTGAAGTTCTTTCATCTGCATTTGAACTACTGGATCGTTAGCTGCTTGTTGAGCTTGTTGTGCAGCCACAGCAGTTTGATTTTGATTGAGTAAGTTTTGTGCAGCAGGTACAGCCAAACGAGTGATTTGTGCTTCAACCTCTGGAGACATACGATGGTCTTCATCAATTTGTGGAATTGACATGCCCATTGCTTGTTCCATTTGACGTTTGTACTCTAAGCCTACGTGCTCAGTGATATGTGCTTGCATTGCTTGCATGATCATTGGAGCTTGTGGGTTTTGACCAATGACTTGTTTGATTTTTGGATCATTCATCGCTGCCATATGTATTTGGATATGCGCTTGATGGTCTTGGAATGGGAAAGCTTTCAATGGTTTGTTAGCTAATGCGTTTGCATTCTCAGAAACTGGGTCTGTTGGTGACTGATCTTCTGGAAGCGCTACTAATTTGTCAGCATTCTTAATGCCTAACACTTCTAACATCTGACGATGTAGATACGGAAGGTTATAAAGTTGTGGCGCTGTTTGAGAAAGTTGTAAAACTGCCTGATATTGCACCACTTTTTGGCTCATTGTAGCCGCATTTGGGTCAGAAACAGGGATAATATTGACCATTTCGTAGTCAGATTTACGTGCTTTACGAGTGCCTGTAGAAGGGTCGTATGAGTACTCAGCAGGTGCGTAATCGGCAATAATTTCCTTCAAAAGCTTGAATTCTTGCTTCATAGAGAAGTGAATTCGGGCTTGAATTGCACTCATTGTCTTGAGTTGGCGCTCTAAAATAGCCAGTGTTGTACCAACTGGGCTGTTAGATGACATGTCTGACACCTGCAAATCACCAGCTGAAGCGAATCTACGTGCTTCATCAATTATTTTATCCATCAAACCAGCCAATACTTGACTAGGTTCCTTGTATGGAAGGGGCATAATGTTGTCTTTCATTGCCCCTGAAGGTACGTCTACATCCCTAAACTCACCTGGAGCGATAGGAGTATCGTCACCTTTGACTCTAAGTCCTCTAGTTTTAAACCCACCAGGTAAATTGGAGAGTGAACCAGCGTCAACCAGTTGTCGTAAGATAGAAGTTCCAGATTTAGCATAGGCACCTAGGATATGAATTAGACCAAAATCGTAAAATCCAAAGCCTGGGATGTATCCGTATTTAACAAAGTGGTTACGTTTTTGGTGTGTTTTATCACCAGGTCTCCAGTTCCTACGGATTGCAAGAACCATGCCAGTGTTTTTCTCAATTGTTACCACGTATGGAAGCGCAAGACCTGTTTCCTCGCCATCTTCATTTGTGTGCTCATAGCCTTGTAGGTCAAGGTCAACGTGCATCTCTAGCAATTTATAGCGGTCATCAGATGTAGCACGGAAGCCAAGCTTCTCAGCAATCTTCTTTTCTACTTCATCTAATGTCGTATCTGGCGCACCTAGATCTACATCACGGTAGAAGCCAGCTAATTGCAAGCGTAATACTTCATTCTCTGTCTTACGCATGACATGAGTCACACGTTCAGCGGTTTCAATACGTGATGCACCATAAGGAACAACAACGTCTTCTGCTGGGATATAAATAGATGTTTGACGGTCTAATGCTGGGTCAACGTAAACCTTTTTAAAGCCGTTACCTGAAAGACCAGTACCCCAAAGCATACGCTCATGTTCTGAACGGAACTCAATCATACGATCTGTTAGTTCATAGTTCATGTCATCTACAACACGAGACATTGCATCCTTAGTCTCTGGCGTTTCTTTACCAATGATCTCGCCCTTACATGGACCAGCTGCTGGGAACGTATCCATGATAGTTTCAGATTGGAACTTAACAACAGCTTCAGCCAAAATAGGATGGTACACACCACACGCACCTTCCCAAGGCTCACTGCGTTCTTCAATCTTCAAGCCAAGCAACTCAAGGCCATCTACATACGTCTGAATCCAATCTCTGCGTGAGTCTACGTCAGACTCATAATCACCAACAAGGTCACCAGCTAACTGGGTCAGGATAGACTCAGGAATATATTCTGCAAGGTTGGCATCAAATTCTTCGCCATCCGCAATAGCAGGCTCATCTAACTCAACCTCATTTGGATCTGTGATTTCAATTTCAATATCTGGTGTTTGAATTGCACCAAGTCCTAAAGGTGCTGAATATACTGCTTTATCTATAGACATTATTAATTCCTAAAAAGTGGTGTTGACTAATTGCGAATAATACATTATATGCGGTAATTTTAATAGTAGGCACGTTTACGTTTAAATTCTACAGGATCATCTTCATAATCAGAGGGTAACGGAATAAATCCGCCCTTACGGAAACGCAATAATGCTTGCGTGGAACTATCCACCAAGTCATCGTGATCTGAGTTAGGAAAGGCAGCAATCTCTTCAACCACTTCTTCTGCCCATCTCTTACGTGGTGCCCACACTTTACCTGAGGCAAACAGGTCTGTCACCGCATTCAAACGAGAAATCTTATCGTTACCACGTACTGGGGTGAACTCTTGTACAGGAATTCCCATACGTCTAAGCTCAAATACTAGCGGTGCACCTGACGCTTTTGCTTCCACAATAAACGCATCTGGCTGCCATTCCTTGTACATATCCATAGCTCGTTGTTTTAATTCAGGAAATTCCATACGCTCTTTAAGGGCATCCAATAGAATGATATTGGGATCGTTGTGATCCTCATCCTTATAGAAAACTCCCCACGTTGTACAGGCTGAAAAGTCAGAACGCTCATTCTTAGTAAATGCCGTATCCCAAGATTGGATAATAAACTCACAAGGTGGTGGACGTTCACCTTCCCAAACCTGCCACCACTCACGCTTAACCAGCGCACCTTCCTCAGAAGTTGGGTTCTGTTGGTACTGGGCTTGCCATTTAGGTAATGGTAACTCCGTCCTTAGGGCATCCAATTCCTCATACGACCAGAACTCTGGCCATAAAGGTTTATCACTTGGCAAGATAGCAGGTAACTCAATGATCTCCCACTCTTCACCGTCCCGATCCACCATAGATTGTAAGATCTTGCCAGTCAGATCACGCTTAGACCAGCGTGTCATTACGACCACAATAGAACCGCCTGGTTGTAAACGTTGACGAGGACCAGAGGTATACCACTCGTATACATTATCAAATACGGATGGATCTTGTGCTGCTAGTCTCGCTTCCTGTTCCGAATGCGGG